GTTCTATTATATCGTTGATCCTGTGTGCTGTTTACTAATTGACTAGTAGGAGCATGTAATTGCCACTTGCCATTTTTATTATCAATATTTTGTTTATCAATAATACTAATGATAGGACCGTCAGGTGCATAATTATTAAACCAATTCAATCCACTAGAACCACCGGTACAGAAATTACTCATGTGTCCTGTTTGATTGTTAAATGTATAACAAGCACCATAGTTTAATGGCATTATAACATGAAATCTGTCATTATCTAATAGTACTATTTCTTTTCTATTGCGTTTATGTTTTTCTAATGCTTCGGCGTCTTTAATTCTTCTTAAAGTATTACGATACTCATCTTTTTCCATTGCCTGTTGTAACGCCCGTATACTAGGAAATTTATTAAAATCTTGGTCTGGCTTCTTTAATAAACCACGTGTGCTTAATGCTTGCCAAGCACCCAGTGCGTCACCGCCCTCACCATTCAAATCTTCATAATCTATAGCGTGATTATTATATAATTTTAATAACCAACTATCAAATTTACCTTCTTTACTTAAATCACCATACTCATTTTTAGCCAGTGTTTGATTAACTAATTTACTCCAAGCTTGAACATAATCAGCAACTGTAGGTCTTGGACCCATATCTGCTATTTCATTTTTTGGGAATGTTCTATCGTGTCTAACAGCAATAGCTAACATTTTTGCTAGCTTGGGGTCTTTCATTATATTAGTACTGATATCGGCTTCTGTTAAAAAGTGTGTTGCTCTCATTATACTAAACTCCTCTTTAGATATGCGAGAACAGCACTTAATTTATCTCTATCTCCGTTAGCTATATCTGATAATACCTTTACCATACCTTCAGTTTTTTCTGTTGTTAAACCATTATCACGATACCTATAACCACTAGTTACATTACCAGTAAGTTGTGGATAGTAATATCTGGCTGCTAATATTACACTAGCACTCACCGCATTGCCAAGGACGTCACTTATCTCATTGTTATCTAAACCTTGGATTGCTTGGTCAATTAATTTTACTTGGTCAATTTTTTTATCTACTTTATGATGAGCATCATTTTTTGCCATACTAGCAATAACACCATTGATATCAGCTTTGGAAGCAACTAATATTTTTCTAAAAAGTGGTTTGAATCGTTTGGTCAAGGTAGTTACATTAACAGTGTTAAAGTCTGATATAGGTTTATTCTTACCACGATTTTGGTTTAATTCTTTGGAGTATTCACTATCTACAAAGTAAAATTTTCTAGCATCACCTATAATACTTTTTAACAAACCATTAGCATCAGTAACATTGTCTGCAAAGGTAGAATATATCATATTGCCTTCATCTGGATCAGGTCTACCGTTACTAGTAAATATTTGATAGGATCCAGACCTTGATGCCCTGCTACGATAAGTATCGGAACCTATATATCTTACTGCACCAAATCCTTTATTACCTGCTATTAGCAACCATGTACCGGGCTTGTCTTTGAGATCAGTCCATTTAGGTCTGATTGCAGGTTCAGGTTGAACATCATGTCCTAAAGCTTCTTTAGAATGTAGTTGTTTTAATACTTCCTGTGCGCCCGGCCCAGTAAACTGAGCCATAGCTGTGCTGGCTTCTGACACTATGCTTTCGCATAATTGCGAAAAATACTTATAATTATCCATATATGTATTTATTCTTTTATAATCATTTGGTTCCAATAATCATATAGCGTTTATATCCATTAGTAGCATATGGTATGTTTTTTACTCCGGAATATAACAAATTACTCAGGTTAAACTTATTAACTAACTCATCTAAACTATCAGTAGTTTGTTTAATAAACCAGGGAAATTCTGGATCTTTCATATTAGTAGTCTGAATACATACTAAACTACCATTTGAAACTGAATCATACCAGTTATTGTTATCCATTTGGTCTATGCTACAATTAATGAAAATACTGTTAGCATGTAGACTGTAATCATATTCGTTCACATCTTGTACATGATTGTAAACTTTGGGGGATTCGTATTTCCACATGTCACACACTTTATTAGCATTATTTATTGCTTCTGGATTAATGTCATATCCATGTACAGTATTATAGAATGTAGGTTTGCGAGTAAGTAACATAAATGCTAAAAGATTATCCCAACAGCCTAGAATATGTAATGTGGGTTTTGTAAGACATTCACGGTATATAGCTGTTTCTAGTTCCTCACATAACCAAAGTTTGCTTTTAATCAATCCATGATAGAAAGATTCATGTGTATCAAATTTATCTGAATTTGTCATTTTCATTGGCTTGCGTATTTAATAATGTTTTGATGGTGTTATTCCATTTAATATGAGAATTAGTCAGTTTTAATTGTTTAATTAACTCTATTTTATAATTTATTAGGTTAAATGATTTTGTTTTATGGTGTTCCCAACCATGATTTTTTATTCTAGATTTCAACTCTGGGTACATAATTTGATACATACGTGATTTAAAATTAGATATATTCTCACCGAGTATATGATTATTTAAATGTATGTCTATTAGTTTAACACTGGAGTCTAAACTGTAGCTTATCATATTGCCAATTCCATGTATACCTTTATCAGTCATAAACCGTTCGTAACTAGCATATTCTAATCTAAAAGGTGATAAGACTTTATTTGGAATATGTGTTTGTGCCCATGGCCAATCTCCTCCTATAATAGGGAAATAATTACATTGTTCAATTAACCATAAATGTGTCGCTACATGCGGTTCTATGATATAATAAGGGGTCAGATATTTTAAATGTTCACCATTCTGAAAAAATTTATCTGCATCCAAATCAACCAATTTATGAGTTATATTATTTTCTCTACAAAACTTTTCTGCATAATACAAATCATGGGTATTAATGATTAACCCTTCTATTTTAATAACTAATGTGATTGCTATGACTGGTATATTGTTTTTTATACAGGATAACAATACTAACTCACTATCTAATCCACCGCTATATAATACTTCTACATATTTGGTCTGTCTGTTTGATAAATGGTCATTGAATATGTCAGTAATATTACGGTTATTTTCGTATGGAACATCTAATAATTCTGTGGTAAATTTATGAGAATTTTCCCCTAATTCTAGGGTACATTTCTTAAACCCACTTAATCCAACATTCCATTCAATAACATTTTCCATGATAATATTTAGTGGTTAAAAAAAGTCGCTAAATAATAGCATATTTTGAATTTATGCTAAATACGAATAACACTACACCGAGGTTAAAATGCTACACTTCATTAAAGACATCACACACAAACTATTAGAATTTATTAAAGACGATCCAGTAAGACCTGAAATCTCAACCGATTTTAGAGTTAGTAATGGACGATTAGTGGCAGCATTAACTGATGAATCTGAAGATAATCCGGATGCTATGGTATGTGTTAGTTTCCATAATTTTATTCCAGAAAATGTAAAAGATTTAGATAATACTACTCAAGTACCAACAACTGCAGTATTTTATACAATATGGAGTTATAAAGCCGGTAAAGGTGCTGAATTATTATATAGAGCGGTTAAGGGTATTCAGGAACAATATCCAAGTGTTACTAGATTTGTAACATTAAGTCCTAAAACTAATATGGCAAGGAGATTCCATTTGCGTAATGGAGCTATTGTTTTTAGAGAGAATATAGAAACAATTAATTATGAATATACCCCAATAGTAAATACAGATAACTTGGAGAATAATAATGAGCAAAGAGAATCTATTAATAGTTAATGAAGTAGAAGATGAAGATCCGGAAATGTGGCAATATGAACATAGTGCCATTATAGCATCGGAATTTATTAATGATGTATTATTGGAACAATTAGATAAATTTGAACATGATAATGATGATGACCAATATATATATGGTATTGCAAGTCATGGATTATTTATTTCATTAGTAGCACGTTTAGGTGAAATGGGATATACCGAAAAAGAATTGCGTAAGGAAATTAAGACTTGGCTTAATACAAGTGTAGGACAAGTAGTTCACTAATACTTAAGTATTACATTTTTAACAAACAAAAGTACTCATTTAGCCCCCTGAGGGGCTTCAAAATCGCTAGAATACTCAGGAACGCACTCTGATACACTTCTAGCGGTTTTTGCCAATATTTGACAATAAATGGGTTTTCGTGTACAATTCATCTATGAACTCAAAAATCGTCCGCAAACGTAGAACAGATCGCAATCAAGTGATATACTATATCCGTGATACAGTAACACTTGAGTACTATGTCGGTTTGACCGCACTTTGCTTCAATGGTAATGTTCGCAAGACACTGACCCGTCGTATGCAAAAACATATGCAACGGGCCATGACTGAGAACAAAGATTGGGGTTTAAGCCGTGCATTACGTGAGCGTGGCGCCGAGCGTTTTGTATTTGGAACATTGGAAGTTGTACGTGGTAAGCGTCCTGCTCATGCACGTGAGACAGAATTGATTAACACATTGCAACCAGCATTAAACACATTTGGAGTAAAGTAATGAATCAAAAAATTGAAGATTTGATGTATCATGCAGGACTAACCGCACAAGGATGCTGGGATGAAATGGATGAGTATGATAAACAGGCTATAGAAAAGTTTGCCGAATTGATTGTAAAGGAATGTATGAATGTTTTAGATCCGGGCGGCCATCAATTGATAGCACGTTTCCACACAAGACAGTGGTTGTCAGAACATTTTGGAATAAAATGAAATTAAACGATATCCTACAATGGTCAGGCGCATTCTTTGTAATTATCGGGCATGTTTTTAACTCAATAGGTCCTAGTGTTTATCCCTACAACATTGTAGCATTTACATTAGGTACTGTTGCGTTTTTGTCTTGGGCTAGTCGTGTAAAAAATAGTCCACAAATAGTAGTCAATGTAGTGTCAATGGTTACTTGTTTAATTGGTTTGGTTAACGCTTGGAGATAAGATGAACAAATTAGTTAGAGATGGAATGGTTGCTGTATTATATAGCCCTGACTATGGTTCAGGATGGTATACATGGAATACGAACCATCCTGAATTATTATTTGATCCTGCTATCGTTCAATTGGTAGAGGAAGAAAAGTTTGATGAATTGAAAACATATGTTACATTAAAGTATCCCAACATATATGACGGTGGTATGTGGGAATTGAAGGTAGCATGGATACCTGAAGGTGCAATGTTTAGAATAAACGAATATGACGGCGACGAATCTATTGAATTGAAAGATGATGCAGATTGGTTTACGGCATAAGTAATATATTATTGGGGGCTGATTAATGAATAAAAAAATTAAAGAAATTGCCAAAGAGGCTGGATTTGTTACTTGGGCTAATGAACCACATGGTCCAGGTAAAGGTAATATTGATTGGTCTAGTTCCTATGATAAAGAACTAGAAAAATTTTATGAACTGGTTGTACGTGAATGTGCTAAAGAAGTTAACAATGTGTATAAACAGGGTGGTGGCACCTATGCTGAAACTATTTTGAAAAAAATGAATGTTAAATTAAAATGATACTTTATATAACTAATAAAGACCGTACAGTGTTTCTTCCATATGAAGAAGGTATGATTGAATGGTTACATGAAAATTATCCCTTCAGTAAATATCGGATAGAGGAATATGAAAAGTAAAGAAGAAATTATCACTGATATGTGCTATACATATCGGCATGATTATGGATTAGATAAAGATCCTAATGATCCATCATGGGTTGCAGGAATGACATTTGATGAACGTAAGGGTTTGTACAATACAATGAAGCAAATCTATGAAAATAATATTGAACCAATGGTGAATCAGTATAAAGATTTACAAGAAGGTAATAGTGTTATTCTACCTAAAGACAAAGACCATGCTGAAGCAATGGTACGTGTTGGAATGTTTTATTTGGAGAAAAAGAATGGAAAAAGATAATAGGGTTGAAATTGAATTAGATTTGAATGAACATGAGGTGTATTTGTTGGCTATGGAAGCCCACAAACGTGATATTACACTAAATAAGATGATAGAGGGTATTTTACAGGAAGTAATTGACAAACATACAGTCAACGGAACACTTGCCTAATACGTTATATAAGTATAGGAGATAGTTATGAAAAAGATTCTAGTAGCATTATCATTATTAGCTGTAACCGGAACAGCAATGGCACAACATCACGGGCACGGTTTCCGTCATCATGGCCATCATCGTGGTCCAAGTATGGGTTGGTGGGTAGCCCCTGTGGTTGTAGGGGCGATAGGTTATGAATTAGGTCGTCAACAGGTTATTGTTCAACAACAACCAATAGTTATTCAACAACAATCTATTCCTCCTAGCATAACATGTACCGAATGGAAAGAGGTACACACTTCTGATGGTAAAATATATAGAGAACGAACCTGTAATCAGTAACCAAAATCACTTGTGCAATATCGTTCAATATGTTACAATATGCATATGAACGATATTTTTTATGGAATTTTCAATTGGATCAAAGATGACTACCGTACTAATCCTTTTAGGTTTATCATTGAGTTGCTTGCTTGGGGTATTAGCATTGGCTGTTCAATCGCAATGGCACTCACCGTCCCCAATCCGCCTTTACTTGCTTTGTACCCTCTTTGGATCATCGGTTGTGGTCTCTATGCTTGGGCTAGTTTTACTAGGAAATCTTTTGGCATGTTGGCTAACTACTTGCTACTTGTAACAATTGATAGTGTAGGATTAATAAGGATGTTAATGTGATAAACAAATTAGAACAATATAAAAAATACTTTAGTTTTAAAGGTACAGCTTCACGTAGCGAATACTGGGGAGTATACTTAATTAGTTGGTTCCTACTAGGTCTTACTAGTTCATTAGCTTTTATATTATTTGTATTAAGTTTACCCTTTACTATCGTGGTAATAGGAATACTTGGTTGGATTACTTCTCTTGCAATATTATGTGCAGGTAGTATATTGTCATGTTGGTTATGGATTGCAACCACAATTAGACGTTGCAACGATGCCGGAATCAATCCTTGGTTTTCTATTACCATACTATTACCTCCGCCATTCGGCACTATTCCTGTCATTGTATTTGGATGCTTAAAACCAGATTCTGATAAAGGTTGACATAAATACGTTTCCCATGCTATAATATGCATTATGAAACGAAAAATCTTATCCTTTACTATTGAACAGCCCAAACATCGGGCTCATAGAGTGTTGTTTTCTTGCAACACTCCGTTCAAACCTAAGGTTGTAACATCTAAAAAGGGTGAGTACATACGTAAACCTAAGCATCCAAATCGCACCGAAATTTGACAATAAATCAGTTTGGTGCTACAATACTTGTATTGAATCATTAAAAGGAAACAAAAATGACACTTAAACAAAAAGCATTACTCCAGACAGCAGGCATTGTTGTCGGAGTATCATTCGGATCAGTAGTACTTACATATCTAATTTCTGTAATTAGCAGAGACACATTGGTATATATTACCGGTTCTGCATTGTTCGGATTCTTGTTCTATTCCATATATGGGCTTGTTTTAAACAGGCTAGAGTCTAAGGAAACTTTGGATAAATTGTCATCCAAAATTTGACAATAAATGGTTTTGGTGCTACAATAGAGTCTTATTCAGTCAAAAGGAGTTATTATGAACATTAAGCAAATTAATACTGCTATCATGCAGGGTGATCTTACTAATGAAGAATTGAATAGCATCGGTGATGCAATTCGTTTTGCCCGTGCCCAACTAGTGGTGCGTAACAAATCGGCATTGACGATCGGATCTAATGTTAAATTTACTAGTTCAACCCGTGGTACTATCTCCGGTGTTGTAAAGAAAATCAATCGTAAATTTGTAATTGTAGATCAACCGGGTCAGTTCCGTAGTTGGAGAGTGCCCGCTAACATGTTGGAGGTGTTATGAGTTATTTTGTCGGAATCGTGATTGTCATTGCCCTCGTTGCAATTGGCCCGTTACTGACTATTTGGTCATTGAATGTGTTGTTCCCAATGTTAGCTATTAAGTACTCATTAGAGTCCTGGCTAGCTGTAGTGATTTTAGGTGGATTGTTTAAAGTAGGAAAACCAAAATGAGTGAATTAGAAATTGATATCGTTGAAATGTTGGGGCAAGGTACACACCCTGCAACTATCTCCGCTGTATTGGAAGTGCCCGTAACTTGGGTTTATGAGGTGTCCGATTCCTTGAAGGGTAAGGAAGTGTTTAGCCCATACAAAACAGTCAACTCCTAAATTTGACAATAAATGGATTTGGTGCTATAATAGAATCTTAAACAGTTAAACAAAGGACTAACAAATGGCTTACATGAATCAAGAACGCAAAGCAAAGATTACACAAGCACTTAAGCCTATCTTGGCTAAGTATAAGGTTAAAGGATCTTTGTCAGTTCGCAACCATATGACTATTGTATTGACCCTCAAATCGGGTGCTATTGACTTTATTGGTAATAGCAACAAGGTTTGTGGTAATGATTTCTATCAAGTGGCTCGTGGGTTCAAACCTACTACAAGTGGTTACGATCAGGTGAATCCTTACTGGTTCCAGGATCACTATGATGGTGTTGCTAAGGAATTCTTGACCGAGGCTTTTCAAGCATTAAAAGCTGCCGATTGGTATGACGAATCGGATGCAATGACAGATTATTTTAACACGGCATACTATGTTGATGTTAACATTGGCAAATGGAACAGTCCATACATTGTTCAATAAATCAAATAATGGGTAACACAATGGTTGACAATAATGTCCGATTGTGTTATCATTATAACAGTGCTGAGTAATATCAGTACATTTTTTAAACTTAGCTTTTTTTAAAGGAAACATAATGGCTAATTCTAATCAAACTTTCAAAGTCGCTGGTATTACTATTCACAATGGTAACGCTAAAGTTCGTTTTACAGATGACATGGTCCGACGTATCAAGCAATTCACTAAAGGTGGTGCTAGTCGTGTAGACTTTGTTGAGTTGCCGTCAGAAATGACAAAGGTAGAAGCATTAAAATATCTTGCTACTCTATCTGAGTTTGCTAGTGCATCAGATCAGGCAACTATTGCTGATACACTTGAAGATAAAACTAAAGAAGCAAGTAAAGGTGAAGTTAAAGTAAAAGCTTCCAAAACAAAGCCTAGCATTGATGCTATTAAAGCACGTGCTAAAAAAGCAAAAGTGTCCGCAGAAGATATTCTTGCGGCAGTTGAAGATGCTCCACTCTAAAAAACAGGGCTTCGGCCCTATTAAATTATGAATCTATCTACATTCCGTCGTTCGTTTAACCCTCGTAGAGAATTTAATCCGGCAGATAAAAAAGATTTGCTAGAATTTAAATACTTTAAACAGAAAGGCAAATGGAAAACTGGTTGTCCATTCTATTTAGAGGATCCATTTGTTGAGATTCCGGCAATGTGTGAAAGTAAATTCACTAACTACATGCTAACGAAGATGTAAAAAAAAGCCCCTTAATTGGGGCTTTTTTGTGGGTTATAATATTAGGTCCATGTAGTTGATAACTGTGTCGCAATCAATGCCGGACTTGCAGTTTTACTTGTATTAGTGCTTGGAGCAAATGCAACATTTAGATAGAACAACAATGAAGTAGTTGTACCAAATACTGCGTTACCTGTACCAGTTGGGATACTGAATAATACATTTAGTAATGTGCAAACAGAGCCAGTTGTATTTAATGCAACACCGTTACTATTGGTAGCAGTATTAGTAATAATACTGTTAGTTACAGTTAATGTTCCACCATATACTTCAATTGCGGCCGCGTTGTTTGCATCAATTTCTGAACTATCAATAGTCATAACTGTACCGGTACGGACAGCGGCAACTTGAACATTACCGGAAGTTTCAATATCAGTTATATAACAGTTACCTGTTGTAACGTCAATACAATAAACATCGCCGGTACCACTATGTGCTAAGTGTCCAATATTCAAATGTAACACGGAGGTTACATTTGAATTATCCATAAAGATACAAGTTCCGGATCCGTTTGTATCTAACCAAACATCACGAATGAATAGTCTCTGTGCCGCACTACCAGTGAAATCAATACAAGTTCCGTTAGTTGGTGCAACAAGTCTTAGATTGCTTATTGAGTAGTGATTACTTGATATAGAACCAGTGCTTGAAGATACTGTAATTGTACCTGTAATAGTTGGACTACCGTGTGTACCCGTACCAAAACTAGTCAACCAAATTCCGGGTTGCATTGTAATGTTTTCAGTAATGTTATTTAATAATAGAACAAATGCAGGGTTACTATCAGTATATCCTGCAGTTACGGCCGCTGATATAGCCGCCGTAACTGTTTTAAAAGGTTGTATTGGTGTACCAATTGCAGTATAAGTATCTGATCTACTTGGATCAACATAAAATGTATTAGTTTGTTGATATGCAATATTACCACCACTACCGATGAAGTAATTTGCTGTTACTGCATTACCTAAGTTAACATTAGCATTGATAGAAATATTGCCAGCTGTATTAGCAACAATTTCTACACCGTTATTAAAACGAATATCTGCTTGCTTGAATGGAGTGGTCGTCCCCGCTACATTTAAATTAATGAATTGCAAGTCAAGACCGTAATCAAATCCTGAGCCAGGAGTTGAGTTTTTCATACTAACACCATATGCTGAACCAGCGGTAGTCAATCCACCGTCACCGTCTAAGTAAGCAACAACAGCCGCATTTGCTGTAGTTGTTTGATCTCCCACAACACCAAGTAAACCAGTGTTAATAAATTCGCTTGCATTAGTACCGGTAACTAAGTATTGACCGGTTACACCGGCTACATAATTGCGTGTTTTAGTTAGATTGCTACCTGTTACACGACCACGCACTGCTTGTGCGCTAGCCGGATCATTTGCGTCATTGCTACCAAATGCTGAATCAATTGCTAATATACTACGTACTCCAACTGTTGCACCACCACCGACTGTATTAGCAGTACCGGTTACATTTGCATTACCATTTGGAATATTAATGTTACCACCAGTGATATTACCTGTTGTTGTAATTGTGTTACTACCGGCAGCAATAATACCAATAATGTTACCGCCAGTAATATTACCTGTTGTGCTAATTGTATTGCTACCAAACGCACTCATTAAAGTTACTACATTGCTATTACCGTATGTAGTTGCGTCACTTGCCCAACTTAATACGCCACTGCCGTTAGTAGATAATACTTGACCTGCGGTACCACCGGTAATTATTATATTACCTACAGCACCAAGATTAGCTGTAGTAGAAACATTTAATATAGTTAGTGATGCTGATCCAGTAGAACTTATACCACTAGTGTATACTGTACCTGTTACATTAACATTGCCAGCTCCAACATTACCTGTAAATGTTGGCAGATATGCGGCAACGTTGCTGTCAGTATATTCATTACCTGCATAGTTATTAACTTTATATGAATTTACTGTTTGATTAACTGCGCTAACAGAGATAGCTTTATTAGTGTTATATACAGTTACAACATCAGCTGGCTCATTGCTAGTTGCTGATGTAATAGTTAACGATGTTCCTGAAGCTGTTTGAGTAGCTTGATTATAGGTTGTTGTAGCACCAGATACTTGTGGTGCAATACCTCTGGCTACTGCTGTTCCGCCTGATGTAGCTGAACCTGTACTAGCAGAAACTGTCGGAGGACTTGTTCTTGCTACTGACGGAGTTGGTGTTTCTAGTGATCTTAATACAGAAGGATCGGATCCGCCGATCATTGGTGGTGATGTTGCCATTATAATGGTCCTTTAGTTGTTATATTACTATTTAGTCTAAAATATCTAATTACGGGTTGTTAACTGACTTAATTATCCAATAATCACTGCTCATACTTGAATTAGTAACAACATTAAATGGCATATAGAAGTATCCCTTAGCACCCCAATTTGTACCCCAACTGTTTCTTGCAATAAAAACCTTCTTACGCTTATCATATCCAACTAGTAATACAGCATGACCACCTAACAATCGTTCACGCCTTGTGTTTGGATAAGGCATATTACCAGTTCGTGCTACACTAGCAGACATAAAACTAGTATATACATGAAATCCCATTACAATAGGATAACCATTTGTTAATGCGTCTATACATCCATTAAAATCATTTACTCTTTCGTATCGTGTTACTTTACGATTCAACGCATCATTTTTTGCTTCAGTAATTGGTTCTTGTCTAAACTTTCTAATATCATGCGGCCACAATGATTCTAAACTTGCACCATAGTGATTTGTTGCTTTAATCCCATCACGAATATATGCCCCACTATCATAATTAACTGTACCAAGTAGTAAACGTTCATAATAGTAAATGAATAATCTACTAATATCTTTGTGTTTGCCATTACGTTTGTTTAATAGTTCTATTGCACCTGCTATTGCCTGACCGGTACAACTTCCAAGATTACCTTGATTTTCAATTGGACTGCAATAACTTCTTAAATCTACAACATTAGGACTTACTTTAGATGTTACTTGATATTTGTAATCTCTTGTATCTATTTTATCAGTTTTCCATATTAAATTAAATTTGTCGTCAAGTGTCCTAGGTATGACTTTTTTGTCGGCAGGGGGATTGAAGGTATGATCCTCATTTGTGTTTATTATTGTGCGAGGATCTTGTTTCATAATAATTCCTTAACTGAATGTGAAAGGGTAGTTTTACAGTTTAGTATAACCATAATTAACAACTGCGTTAGCACCGCTATTGTTAGTGATACCAAATGTAAACACATTAGCCGTGTTACCTAAATAAGTATTAACATTGCTGATTGAACCTACTGTGCCAGTAAACTGATCGGGTATTGTTGTAAACACTAATGCATTTCCAACTGAGTAATACCAAGCATACTGACTGCCTAGTACCGGTACATTTGTATTTGTAACAACAGCAGTCGCAGTATATGTTATAATACCGTTTGGAATATTACCGTTAACCCAGATTGAGTAAGTTCCATTCAATGGTACACTAATGTTTACTGTATTATTGCCGGACGCAAGTGTCCAACTACCTGCAACTTTAGTAGCAACATTAGATAATCCACCACCGTTACCAGTAAAGGTAGTAGCTGACACTGTACCTGGTGCCGTCAAGTTACCTGTATTGTCAAATTGCCAAGTATTGAGTGTACCAGTAGCGTTTGTTTGAATAGTAGCATTAGTAGCATATGCTGATATAATACTAGTTGCGGCACCTGCATTAGTCATGGACAACAATTGTGCTGGATTGTTTGTACCGTTGTCTACTGCCACAATACCGATTGACGCATTTGCTACTGTCTTAATGAATCCGCCCGATGAACCTGGTATTGTTAAATTACCAGTACTATCAAAGTTCCATCCGTTAGTACCAGCACTAGTTATAACTATATTGCCATTACTAGTTGCGATATTAACATTGCTATTACCATTAGCAATAGTTGTTACACTTCCAGTCCAAGCTGTATTTTGTTCAGTTGCATCGGGGAATGTGATTGTTGCACCAGTACGTGATAATTCAAGCGAATTATTAGCATGAGATATTCTACCAAATATATTACTTGATAAGAAACCACCAGTACCAAATATAATATCTTTTGTTGTACCCTGACTACCGGTTGTTAATACTAGATTTCCACCGCCACCTAATAGTGTTTGGCCAGGACCATATGATTGCACAAATACATATCCGTCACCGTTGCCGGTTATACTATAATTTGCATCTCCAAATCCTGAACTAGTAAAGCCCAGAGATGCTTGTCCACCAGTGTCATCACCTTTTGCACCAAGTGCCACCCAGTCAGCACTACCATTATCTGATACATTATTAACAACAGCTTGAACATATGCAAAATTATTACTACTTGCTATAAAAACCTCATGCTCAATGCCAGTCAATGTATTAGCGCCTGGACCAATGTAAATACTTGTACCACCTAATACAACATTATCTGGTGCGTAGAATGTACCATCATCACCAAATATAAATTCATGTGCGGCTGCATTAGAATAGATTGTAAAGTTAGCATTTGCTGTTCCAACAATATCACCGGGTAATGTTAAGTTACCAGTTGTGTCAAATGTCCAAGAAGCGCCGTTGCCAGCATAATCATCAGCGTTGATTACTACATTACCGTTGGCTTCTAATTTTACAAACCTACTGTCAGCCCCAAAGTATTGGTCATAATAAGCATTGTTGCCAGTGTCAAGGTGTATGTGTGTGGGAGCATCACCGCCACGCACTCTCAAGTATTGTACTGCGCTATTGGCAATGCTGCCATTTCCAGGGGCCAAAAACAATCCGGTACTGCCAAATTCATCGCCTGTGCCAATAACAATATTATCGTCAAATGTGACGTTACCTGTGTTAGCACCACCGCCACCAATTGATACTTGTGTACCGTTAGCGTAGTTAACAGCAAAAGTATTACCTGGTAGTGTTAGGTTACCGGCAGTGTCAAATGTCCACATAGCAGTATTGCTATTACCATCATTACTGTTGATAACAACATTACCTGTGTTTGCTAACTTAACATATAAGTTATCACTACCTAAGAACAACTCGGTTGCATACAAGTTTCCACTTGTCAAGTGAATGTGATCACCGTCAGCCGCTGTTGGATATATTAATAACTGTTGATTAGCAGTAGTTCCACCTGCTGGTTTTAAAGCAATGGCACTACCACTAAGTGCGCCGTCCGGAATGTTGGTTTCATAAACAACACTATTCAATGGCAAGTTTAAGTTACCATTTAGGTTGATATTTCCACCAGATGTGAATCCACCGTCTGATGAGATTGGTAGTAAGTTTGCTGCCATTTTATTTTTCCTTATTCTTATTAATCTACTGCAATACCAAATTCGGTAGCATCATATGTAACCCAACTATTGGCTGCGCCTGAGTTAATTGTTACTGTAATTTCCATTATGTTAGAGCCGTTCAGGTCAACTACTACTGTACTGTTACTGATTGTTGGTGGTTGAACTCTGTTGCTTACTGTGTAGTAAGTATTACCACCTGTAGATGTAGCAGACACATCAAAAAATTCAAATCCTAAACCAGTATGCTGAATTTGCATTGTAACTTTCATTGAAGTTGTGTCAACACTAGTAGCAGTATAAACAACTGTTGGTGTAGTACCATTAATTTCAGCACTGTATCTAAGCCCTGGGATAATCTTGCGCTGACTTTGAATTACTGTCTGCTCGTTGATAGTGTTACCTACATCCAATTCAATAGTTGGCAATCTTAGATTACCGTCATCCTGAAATTGCCATTGCCAAGCGTTAGTACCTG